AAAAGAATTCTAGAACCAAAGTGGAGTCGAAATCTGAATGCCTTCAATGCCGTCAGTGACGATTTCTGGAAGGCTGGAGAGACTGTAGGCTGGCGCTCTGACACCTTTATGCAGTTGATTAAGGTGAAATGTATCGCTGCCTATTCTCTCATCGTGGATATGTTACTCCAGGGTGGCAAGCTGCCCTTTATGCTTATTCCTTCTCCTCACGATCTCATGGTCTATGACGATCTCCAGGAGCAGGAGCGTGATCTTGTAGACAAGGCCATCGAGGATATGACCTCAATCATTCATCAGCAGATGGAGGACTGCAAGGCAGATCGCCAGTTGATGAAGTGCGTTATGAGCGGCTCTATCTACGGTGAGTACTACGGTAAGCGCTTTGTCCATGAGGTGATGAGAAGGGGCTACCGCAGTGTGCAATACGGGCCGGAAGGATACCAGGATTCCAGACATCAAAGATTTGAACGCTGGGAAGAGGGCAAGGATCAACCAGGCTGGGAGTACAAGTCCGTATGGTCAATATTCCGGGATCTAGAAACCGATGATCTCAATAAAGGTGTCGGTGTTATCGAGCGGCAGATGATCAGTCCCTACGAGCTCAAGCAGAAAATGCGACTTCCTTATTTCATTCCGGAAAATATCATCCTGGCCTGCAAGGAAGCGCCATATCCAGGCACAAGCACTCAAGGTGGATTGGATACCGAATCGCTGCCACCTGGAGAACGTACCATCGATCACCGGTTTAAAACCATCGAGTACTTGGAATTCTTTGGCAGAGTGCCAGAGCAAGTAGTCACCCAGTGGGAGGAACAGTTGAAGTTTGCCAGTTCTCTTGAAGACTACCAGCTGGATTTTCCCACGGAGCACGATTATGAGGGCGATGAAGTCGAGATCATGGGGGTGATGGCCGACAACCAGGTGGTGCGCTACGCTCGAACCTCACCGGGAGAAAGACCACACTACCGTGGTGTCTGGGAGATACACCTGGATCATGTAGACGGTGTCTCGGTAGCAGATAACCTTGTCGATATCCAGAAGGTGCTAAACGGCCTAGTGAGATCTTTTGAGGATAACAGACGGCTTGCTGGTGATGTGATCCTGGCAGTGAAAAAACGATATATGGCTACATGGGATGAAGAGATTTATCCCGGTGTAAAACTTGAGATTGCCGAGGAATGCGATGATGCCAGGAAGGCCATACAGCAGATAGTCATTCAGGACACCAGCCAGGGAGCCCTTGAAGGTATCCAGTACTACGAGCGCAAGGGTGATGAGCAGTCCATGTTGCCCAGGATCATGCAGGGTGATGTCGCAGAGAAAAAGAAACCCGACACCTTGGGGGAACTCCAGTTGCTTTACGAATCAGCCGGTAAATATCTTGGTGGAGTAATTAAAAACTTTGATGAAGGACTCCTAGAGGATCTGGTTGCAGATTTTTACGAGTACAACATGGAGGATCCCGACATCGAAAGGGGTAAAGGTAATTTCATAGCAAAGCCCTTGGGGTTCACCAGTTTTCAAAATAAGGTAACTCGTGTACAGGCACTTTTGGCTTTTCTGCAACTGTCGATGTCGAATGAGCAGATGGCAAGCGAAGTCAGAGTTCGACACATCATGGAAGAGTACGCCAAGAATACCGATCTTGAACCGGCACAGGTACTCAAAAGTGATGAAGAGAAGGAAAAAGATGCCGAGATGCAAGCTCAACAGGCCCAGGAACAGAAGAAGGAAATGCTGGAGATGGAAAGAACCATTGAGAAGATGAAGACTGATTTCCAAGCATTCCTGGAGGAGATTAAAAGTCAGGCCAAGATGGAACAGGAAGATCAGAAACACGAGGCCAAACTCGATGAGGAAGAGCAGAAACACGAGAACAAACTCGAGGAGGAAGAACTGAAGGCCGATCTTGAACTAGAAAATAAAATCGTGGAGTTGAAACATGATAAGCGAGCTCAAAAAGCTAGTTAAAGATTCGCCCGATATCAATCTCCTCGCAGACTCCCTGGAGTATGGATCTTCCAGGGCCCTGATCTACGCAATTACCAAACAGCGTGATCAGTTGAGGATAGAGGTTGAGGATAGACCCCAGCGAGATGATTCGGAACTCCGGAACGATATCATCTACAAGCTCGGTACGATTGCTGCGCTGAACTGGATTCTGTCCATCCCTACCAAAGCTAGAGAACTAATAACGTCCTTTGAAGGGAGGGAAGTGGAATGAAAACCTGGAAGAAGAGGCTGGCCACTATTGGGCTCATTGTTTTACTTGTGGGCGCAGTGGCCTGGGTTGGCATCCTCGAAAAGAACGACCAGTTCATGAGTGGAAAATGGACGTTCGAGAATGATGTTCAACTCGAGAAGAACTTGGATATTGACCTGACGCTTACCGTTGACGGTGCGAGTACGTTTACTGGTGATGTTGCGGCTACCGGGGCAATTACGGTGACCAATGAATTCGTCCACGGTAAATACAGTGAAGCTGAGTTAGCTGGCGGTGCCCTGTTCGCTACCGGGGCTGACATCGATGTTGATCCTGATGATGGTGATGTTTTTCTTTTTGCCGGTACGACTACGCTGACGTTATCTATGCCTAGTTTGACGGCAGCGTTGGACGGTTGGGTATTTAGCATTGTCAACCGTGCTGGAACCGGACTCACCATCTCCACCCAGCTTGCTGATGCACTGTACCGAGGTGGTGCGCTTGGTCTGGCTACTGTTGGCTCATTTGGCCTTACTGGATCAACCATCGCCTGGATTGACAGTATCGGTGACAGCATAACATTGGTTGGCGACTATGACTCAGGGACATCCCCCACATGGTGGATCTTGAGTGCTGTAACCCAGTAAGGAGAAGAGATCAATGCCAGAGCCAGAAGAACTTACTATAGATTTCTCAGAGCCATCTGAGGCCGATCTCGAAGAAGAGGCAGGGTTTGCCGGTAAGGAAGAAGAGGAAGTAAAGGAAGAAGAGAAGGAAGAGGCTGAAGAGACTTCCAAATCCAAAGAGGAGACTTCCGGGGAGGAGGAAGAAAAATCCGAATCCAAAGAGGAAACTTCTGAAGAGGAAGAGGAGGAGGAAGAGGAGGAGGAAGAGGAGGACTCAGCCAAGGCCATAGCCGAGAAAAGGGCCAAAGAACTCCTCGATGATGATGAGGAAGAGCCCGAGAAAAAGGTAGCAGAGCCTGAGAAGACACCGGCCAAACCTCAACGAATGACCAAGGAAGTTATCGCCCGACTGCTGACATCAATCAGTCCTGACGAGCTCCCCGAGGGCGAGATAGTCATAGGCGATACCACCATTAACCTTCAAGAACTGGCAAAGGATGATCCAGAGGATTTCGCTGCGAAGGTTGTTCTATCCGGAGCAATCGCAGAAAAAGCAATCGGATCCCTACTTAAAAGCGGCTACATCGTCACCCGTGAGCAGATGAACAATGCTATGGGTGTGGTCAACGAGCAGCTGCTTGGGTATGGGTTCTGGTTAGAAGTCCAAGGGAAACATCCTGATGCGTTAAAGATCAAAGCCAGTGACGAGTGGAGTGATTGGATTGGAGGTCAGTCCAAGACAATCAAATCCCTTGCTACATCCACTGAGGTTGAGGATACCATTAAAATTCTCGACTACTACAAAGAGGATCAGGCACGGGCGGGAGCCGCCAAAAAGGACAAAAAGGATCGGAGTGCCAAGAAGAAGAAAGACGATCTTCATAAGCACAGTTCCAGATCCAAAGCCGAAGTAAGCGGTAAAGGTACAAAAGCATCCGGAGATAAGGACGATGAAGAAGCAGGCTGGAACGAAGCTGGAAAATCCTGATCTGACGTATTTTGAAGTAGATCAGAACCGAGAACTCCGCTGCCCGTTCTGCGCCAAACTCCTATCAAAGGGCAAGCTGGCACTGGGTAGTTGTATTCAGATTAAATGCACCAGGTGCCGAGAACTATGCAGCTATAAAGCTGTTTAACATAGATAGACGTATCTGACAGAAGTCCTCTGAGACTCCAAGATCGTCCCGTTTTTAACCAAGACGAAAGGAGTAGAGGACTATGTCGGCAAACATTACCACATACGGGGACATTTCTCCTCGTACCGCTGGGTTTGCCAAGCGTAAGTTACTGGAGCGTGGACAGCATCTCCTGGTGACTGAGCGCTTCGGACAGGTAGACCCGCAACAGCGGAACAAAACAAAAACCGTCAAATGGCGAAGGTACAACTCGCTTGCTCGGGCCACCTCACCTTTGGCCGAGGGCATTCCTCCCACGGGCAGCAAGCTCACTCACACCGATGTCGAGGCAACGCTGGAGCAATTTGGCGATGCTATCAAGCTGACCGATGTGATTGTGGATACTCATGAGGATCCTGTTCTGAATGAGTCCATGACCGTCTGTGGTGAGCAGGCTGCGGAAACCATCGAGGAGATCAGGATTAACATCCTGAAAGCCGGAACCAATGTTTATTACGGCAATTATCCTGCAACCTCGTCCCGAGCATCTGTGAATTCACCGCCTGTCAGGGGTGATTTCAGACGCATCTACAGGGATTTCAAAAAGAACAAGTGCCGTGAGATCAGCGAGATCGTACGGGCCAGTGCCATGATTTCAACTGAGCCTGTTGAAAGTGCCTATTTTATGATGGGCCACACCGATCTCGATGCGGATCTTCGAGGTCTTTCAGGGTTCATCCCCAGCGCCCAGTATTCCGACAGTACCAAGCGGCTGCCTGGTGAGATGGGGAAAATCGAGCAGTTCAGGTGTGTTCTGACTGCCATGTTTGATCCCTGGTCGGCTGCCGGCACTTCTGGAACCACCTATCTTTCAGGTGGAATCCGGGTGACCTCTGGCACAGAGGCTGATGTCTACCCCTGTATTCTGGTAGGCCGTGATGCTTACGGCATCGTACCCCTGCAGGGCAGATCAGCAGTCACCCCGATGGTGCTGAACCCCGGCAAACCCAGCAAGTCTGACCCACTGGGCCAGATTGGGTGGGTAAGTTGGAAAACCTATCAGACCGCAGCGATTTTGAACAGCAACTGGCTTGCTCGGCTAGAAGCTGCTGCAACTGCTGCACCTAGCTAAAAAACAGGAGCGGAAAGGAGATAATAAGAAAATGTTGCAATTCGTACATGGTTGTTTTAACGGAACCGGACTCGATATGTATCTGGGCCTTGGCTTCGTGCCAGATTTTTTCTGGTGGACAGACCTGACCACTGGTAACACTGCCATGGGTAACTGGATAGCCTACAGTCCCAGGATGGCTGTTGTGACCTCCGCACAGGAAGGCGCTGGCTCCGATGGTTCCGATGGAAGTGCCGGTATTGACTACGCATGGGAAGAGGGTATCTCAGCTTATTACGGTGGGGATATCGCTACTGCTGCCATCCAGAGTGCCACAGCCAACGGTGAAGCGCCCTGTCTGGTCTGGGATCATAAGGACTATCGCTACGGCCAGAATAGCAAAGGAGCCCACGGTGCCGGTGAAGCTGACTCAGATGACATTGTCAGCTACACAAAGGGAACCACCGCTCCCAGAGGTAACTTCAACGAGGATGTGATGACTTCCGCAGCCTATATTGGTTGTGGATCTCCGGTCATCATCGCTGGCAGGAAGTACCACATGACCACTACCTTGAGTGGTGCTGGTCAGTCTGCCAATGAAGTCTATCTCACCCATAGGGTTTCAAGTGGCGATGTTCAGTTTATCGGCAACAGGTATTCTCACAAGCCCATTACGGTGGGTGAGGTAATGCCAGCTGGTCTATGGTTGGATGGCTCCGGTGTGGTTGCGGTAAATGACAACATCTGTTTTTTCTGGGCTGGTGCGTTCAACATGTAGTAAACCCTAAACCTAACTTCCTGGGGGGGGATTTCCCCCCCTCCCCCCTGGATTTAACAAGAGAGGTGTATCCAAATGAGCCAGACAGAAAAGAACCAAGAGGTGCCGGAAGAGGCCCGAGAGTTCGGAATTGGCATAAAGATCTATGACGAGGAGGGGTTGCCTTTTGAAACCAAGGAGAA